ACTCCTGTAACATTTGTTGGTGTAGCTGCTGGTACATTCTTTCCAGTTGAAGTTAAAGAAGGTCGTCTTATGGCTACAGGAACAGCAGCTTCAGATATTGTAGCATTAGGTTGGTAATATGCTAATCAATGGATTAGGGATAGGAGTACCATATGGAACCTCTGGTGGGGGATCTGGTGGTAGTGGTAGTATATTAGCTACATCTAGTTTATACTTACCATTAAAATCAACAATTGTTCCAACAAGGGGTGCAAGCACTCCTACCTTTACTAGAGCTACAGCGGCCTGGGACTTTGATAATGAAGGGAAGTTGAACCTCAATATTCCCTCAGGAGTTGTGAGGTTTACTGGCGCTCGATTTGTGCGGAATATAGTGCCAGCATCAGAGGATGTGCAGGCTGGCGGTTGGACTAAATCAAACTTAACCGCAACGTCAGCAACAGAACTTGTGGAAAACGGAGTTAACTCCACGCACCAACTTAGCCTTTCCACAACTCTATTCGGGGACTATCTTTTAAGAGCCGATATTAAACGCGGAGTCGGGTCGACTAGGCACGTAAGGTTGGAAATATCTGGAACTGACGGGGCTCGTGTCAATTTTAACGTCGATACTGGTGCAGCAACAACCACAGCGGTCGTTGCGGGTGGTTCGTTATTGAACTATGGCAGCTACGCTGCTTCTGCTGGATACACCACTTTCTGGATATTGGTTCGTATCCCAACTTCACAGACTTGTGGCTTATACGCAGCTAGACTGTTAAGTGGTTTAGATGGGAGTGTCTCTTACGCAGGAGATAGCACGTCGAGTTTTCATGTAACGAATATTCAAGTCGAAAACGTCTCAGGTCAAGCCGACCAAACTGCCAGCGAATACGTTAGCGTCGGGGTTCTCTCCGCTCCATTCCACGGTGCTGGCGTAGATGGTTGTAAGTATTTCGCAACCAACAAGAATGGTACTCCAATTTATTCTTCAGTACTGAAAAAGTATTTGTCTGAACCTAGTAGGGTGAATAACTGCTTGTGGGGTAGAGATCAACGCGGGATGGCATCAAATACCGCTTACACTTCCTTTAAGTGGGAAATACCACAACAAGCGGCAGCTAGCGAGTTAATTACAAACGGTAGTTTTACTGCTGGGATCGCTGATTGGACCGCTCAATCTGGCGCTACGTTAGCGCACGACACTGGACGATTGAAAATAATAACTCCAGGTGGTGCGTTTGCGGGGGCGTCCACTCCAATTTCCTGCACTGTAGGTAAAACGTACTCGCTTACCCTTGACCATATTACAGGTGACGCTAATCTTCAGTTTGGGGTGGGTAGTGGAGCGGCCAATCCCACCCTTGGATACTCAGTATTTAGCGGTACTGAAACCAGAAAAATACACTTCTTGGCAAGTCATGCAACGATGTACTTGTTTGTTTATTTTTCTAGTGGTGTGACAGTTGGAAAGTACGCATTCATAGACAACGTTTCTGTCAAAGAAGCCGCCATCCAAGTCACCGCAACGACCGGCCTCGACAACGTAGCCAACAGTGCAAGCCGCCTGACCGCAGCAGAAAACGACGCAACGCTTCTGCAACTCCTGACAGCAGCAACGGGTACTCGCACCACAAGCGTCTGGATCAAGCGAATCTCTGGATCAGGAACAGTCAGCCTCACAAGGAACGGCGGAACGAACTGGACTGATATTACCGCTTCGCTCGTAACAGACACGTGGGTTCCTGTTGAAGTTGTTTCTGACGTAGGAGCTAATCCTACTGTTGGCCTGAAGATGGGAACATCCGGTGATGTGATCGACGTTGATTGCTTCCAAGACGAAGACGGAGCATGGCGCACGAGTCCGATACTAACGACTACGGCGGCGGTGACTCGGAATGGCGATGTGCTAAGTTATGCGACGGCGTTTGATGTGGCGCAGGGTACGGCGTTGTGTTCAGCAACATCTGCCACTGACACGTCTTCGGGTGGATATTTATTAACCGGCGATGCAAACGGAAGATTCTCATATCTAACTGGAGGCAGCCCAAGAACTTATACATCGTCTTATGATGGCACGTTGCAAGCGGGGGTAACGGGGAAGTCTCTGGCAAGTGCGGTAAGTAAGCGGGTAACAAGATGGGGAGTAGATCAGCGTTGTTGTGCTGATGGGACTCTGGGTGGTGTTCAAGTATTTGATGGGACAATGGGAGCCGCTACTACTCTTTACGTTGGATGTTCTTCAGCAGGCGTCACTCAGCTTTCAGGCAACATCGGCGAAGTCCATATCTGGAACACCCCTCTAACCGACGCACAGATGCAGCAGGTGACAACATGAGCCAAATTAATATTCTAGCAACACTACAGAATCATTGTGCAGTGCCACAAAAAGCAATCTTTAAAGGTAAGGATGGGACTAAGCTTAAAATAGATTATTGGATTGATGATACTACTCCAGTAAGTCTCCAACCTCCTGTACTAGAAAAACTTAAACAAGCAAAAGCTGATGGTACTGTGACTTTCACCAAACCTGGAGAAACTACAAAAACTTCTGCAGAGTTGATTAAAGAAGGCAAACCAATATCTAAACCACAAAAGGAGAAAGTAAAATGAGGCGGGTTATTTATATTCCTGATGTGGAAGAGAGTATTCCAGATATTAGTTATTATTATCTTTTACCAGTATTAGGGAAATATGTATTTGACTGTCTTGTTTCGGATACATGGACTACAGATGGTGAGATCATACATGATATGACTGATGATAAAACTATTACTGTGCAATTAACAGGACCAGCTGTTCATCATTATGCTGGTTGGGAATTCTAGTGAAGAATCGTTTTATATCTGGTAGTTGGAATTTAATATGCGATAGTTGCTCAATTAAATATAAAGCAACTACCGCAAAACAACGTTGGGATGGTTTTATAGTATGTCCTAATTGTTATGAACAACGCCACCCACAGGACTTTGTTTTAGCAAAACAGGATAAGATTACTGTCCCTTATATAAGACCACCTAATGATATATTTATAACAGTAGCATATATCTTTTATATTGATGAGGGATATGTAACAGATGGTTATGTTTAAGGAGTTGTTATGGCAACAATAGTTACAAGAGCAGGTAAAGGCACAACATTAACTTGGGCAGAAATGGATGCTAACCTAAATAATATTAATAATAAAATCATAGAAAGTATTTCATTAAAAGATTATGGTGCTGTAGGAGATGGTATTACTGATGATTCCTCAGCAATACAATCAGCAATTAATGGTGGTGCAAACCTCATAACTGGTTCTGGTTATACATATAAATGTAATGCAAAATTAACTCTTCGTTCAAATCTAATTCTTCGTGATATGATTTTAGATTTTAGTAGTCTAACCGCATTAGATGGTTCATATAGAATTTGTGTAAAAGCAGAAGGCTCTATTGTTGATAGTTCAGCATTATCTGCCAATGCTTCAGAAGGAGCTTATTCTGTAGTAGTAACAGCAGGACAAGGTTCTAAATTTTCTGCTGGAGACTATGTATTACTTACTTCAGAAGATATTTATAATTATCCTAATGCTTCAGTAAAACGTGGTGAAATTAAACAAGTTCAATCTGTAGCAACAGATACAGTAACTTTTAGAGAAAGTCTTTATGAGAGTTATACAACAGCTAATACAGCAACTTTACGTAAATTATCTCTAATAAATAATTTAGTTTTAGATAATGTTAGTATTATAGGTTCTAATATAGAGAACCATCTTAATATAGGATTATCTATAAATTATGTAAATAATTTACAAGTTATTAATTCATCATTTACTAATAATGATTTATATAATTTAGTATTATATAATACAATTAATTTTTCTATACAAAATAATAATTTTGATGGTGTTCGTTATACAGGTACAGGAGTATCTTTCTATGGTGTTGCTTTACTAAACTGCACGCAATGGGGACAAGTATCTGATAATAGAGGCCAAGAACTACGTCATTTAGTAACAACAACATCATCCGCGTCTTATTATGGACAACCTTATTTCATTACTGTTGATAATAATATTATGCGTAATGCTATGGCAGGAGATGCTTATGCTTCCTGGGCGTATGAAAATCATGGTTATGGTCGTTGGATAGTTTGGTCAAATAATATTGCTGATAGTTGTTATTCAGGAATTAATTTAGAAAAGGGTGATCAAGTCGTTATAGGAAATATTTTTAAAAATGTTAGTTCTATTGGTATTAGTTTTGACACAGAGGGAAGAGAATTAAAAAATATTCTGATTGCTAATAATCATATTAGTAAAATAACTAGTGATAGTGTTAGTGGAAATCTTGCTGGTATAGTATTTCAAAATCATGCAAGTCAGGTTAGAGAGAATATTATTATTACAGATAATATTATAGAAGGATTTGGATTAACAGGACGACAGGATTTTGGTATGCGGATTTATCCAGGTAGTGGAGAAGGTAAGAACTGTATTTTTTCTAATAATTTAGTCATTAATAATGGTTCTTATGAGAGTACAGATTATGGAATATATATTCAGCAAGGTGGTTGGCAACTGTGTGGAAATACTTTTAGGGATTATGAAAGATGTATTTCAATTTTATCTGGTGCAGATAATGTAACTGTATCTGGAAATAATTTTGCAGTAACCACAATATCAAGCACACAACCACAATTAACTACAGCATCAAATACAAATATTTTTACAAATAATATATTTAGAAATGTTTATAGAGCAATTTATATTCAAGCAGGAGCAACAACAACTCATTGTTACAATAATACAGTCTTAGGAAGTTCTCTAGCATCTTTAGATAATGGTACAACCTCAGTACTAACTCAACCAGCTTTTGCTTAGAATTTTATGAATGAGTTTTTAGAACGAAGACAAAAGTATTTAAATGTTGAAGAACATTTAAAATCTATTGATGATAAGTTAATTGAATTACATTTAATATTAAGTAATCATATTAATGATGAAAAAGATCTTACTCCAATTGTCAAAGAATTGGTACAAGCGTGGAAAGCTGCTGGTTGGTTTTTAAATGTATTAAAATGGATTGGTATTGTTTCAGGATCAATTGCTGCTTTTATAGCTTTAATAAAAGGGAATAAATAATGAGTACAAGTGGATCAACTAATTTCTCTATAACTAGGGATGATATAATTCAAAGAGCATTAGGATTATTAGGTGTTATTCCTATAGGAGGAAGTTATTCTAGTACAGATGCTGAATTAGCATTAAATTCTCTTGTTAAAGCATGGATGGCTGATGGATTACAAATTTGGTCACTAACTTCATATAGTGTTCCATTAACAAATGCTATTAATACCTATTCAATTGGTTTAGGACAAACAATAAATATTCCAAAACCATTGAAAATCATTCAAGCATATAATAGAAATATTTCTACTAATGTAGATATTCCCATGAGAATAGTCACTAGACAAGAATATAATATGTTAGGAAATAAATCTATTTCTGGGAACCCTATACAATTATATTATCAACCAAAAAGAGTTACTGGAGATTTATTTGTTTATCCAACACCTACTTCAGTAGAAGCATCCAATAATCAAATTGTTATTCATTATCAAAGACCTTTTGAAGACTTTGACACAGGTGCTGATGAACCCGATTTTCCTCAAGAATGGTTTGATGCTTTAGCTTATGGATTAGCCTGTAGACTAGCTCCCACTTATGGTATCCCCCTACAAGATAGAAAACAACTTTGGAATGAAATGACTATCATAAAACAAGAGGCTATGAACTTTGGTCTAGAAGAAGGTAGTATGTTCTTCCAGAGAGATCTTCGTAATTGGTGAATATATGGATACACCATTATCTTTAGAGCAAATTGCTGATACTATAAACAGAGCTAAGATTGGTAATCAAAAACATAAAGATGAATTAATGCGTTTGGGTACAAGTGATCCAACATCATTTAAAGCTCAGTTTAGTAATCAATTACGAGAACAACAACAACCATCTGAGTTTTGGGGTGCTGGTAGAAAACTAGCACAGAATCAAACTCCTGACGAAGAGACTTTAGATTATGTTGGTGGTGCTCTTCCGAAATTAGGTGGAGATTATTATTACTATGGTAATACTGATTTCTCTGTTCCTGAAAATATTCAGAATTCTATTTTAGGTGCCGGTTTTAAACAAACAAAACAAGCTATAGATCCCACGATTTATAATTTAATGTCAACCTCACCTATAACTAAATACAGAGGCCAGGAATATTATAAAGGTGATTTTGATCCTAGTAATGCTCAATGGGGTACACAGGGATACAATCAACGTGATCTTGGTGATGGTACTTATGATATTTTAGATGCTAGTGGAGCTTCTTTAGGAAAAGGTTATAAAAGCTTAGATGATACTATTAGAGAATTAGCTGCTAAATATAAACAGAATAATATAATCAGTGCCCCTCCTGTTAATGTAGGTGATATTGATAATTATAATCCACAATTTCCTAATCCAACAGAATATTCTAACTCTTCACCATACTCTGCAGGTGACTTAGATAAATGGGAAGTTTTAGGTCAGTTACTAGGTGGTAGTCCAATACCTGTTGATGCAACTTCTAATAGATCATCTTTAGCATTATCTGGAGATGGTTTAGATCAAGGAGTAACAGGGTTACAGACTTTATTTGGTTCAACACCCTTAATCTACAATAATAAATTGGCTGGGTACAAAATGGACCCAACACCAGCAACTGAAGATATGTTAGGTTATGTTAATCCTTTAGCTGTGAATAGACAGGATTCTGGTGGTAACACCATGTTCAATTATGCTTTACAAAGGGAATATCAAAATACAAATAAATGGAATGAGTTGACAAAATCAATAGATTCAAATAATCTCTTTGTACCAACTGAAAATGCTGAACAACTTCCAGGGTGGATTAACAAAGACACCTCCAGATATAATCATGCAAGTGGTGGAGTTATGCCCCAAGTTGCACAAGCTATAGGAACTGTATTACAATTTACTCCTTTAGCTCCTCTTGGTTTAGCCTTAAGTACATTAGCTTCTTTAACACAAGGAAATCATTTAGGGGGTATGTTTGGAGCAATTACTGGTGGATTAGGACAAGCGGGTGCTTTTGATAAACTTGGTTCTAAGCTTGGTGATTCTTTAGGTCTTGGAAATAAAGTTGGGACAGCTTTTGTTAAAGGTGGTTTAGGATCATTATCCGCATTAGCAGGTGGCGGGGGAATTAAGGATGCTCTATTGAGTGGGTTAGGTGCTGGTATATCTCCTGTTGCTGGTGATTATGTATCATCAGGTTTAGGTGATGTTTTAGGTAAAACTGGTGCTAACATTGCTGGTGCTGGGGTAAGTGGTGCTTTACGTAGTTTATTTAATGAAGGTAATCCAATTGAGGGGGCAGTAGCTGGTGGACTATCTTCTGGTTTAGGTGATTTCCTTAGCACAATGACAAACAATACTGGTGAGAATATTGATTCTAGAAGAACAAAAGCTTATAACGATCTTGGTAAAGTTATAACAAATATTGCTAGACAACAATATAAACGGAGAAAATAATGGCTACACGACAAGGTGATCGAGGAACAGTACAAAAAGTAAAGTTACCTTTCTTTGGATCAACCTCAAATAGAGGTACTGATCCCGACAAAGACCAAAGATTTGTTAATTGTTTTCCTGAATCTAGAAAAGTTGATCAAACTGAAATAACAAAAGCTTGGTTAGTTAAACGTCCTGGTATAACCTTCTATAAACAATTTGATCCTGATGCTTATGAAGCAAGAGGTATTATAGAATTTAATGATAAACTTTATGCTGCATATGGATCAGAGATATTTGAAGATGGACCAATAGGAGGAGGTGGAGTTCCTGCTTCAGTAATATCAATGACAACCTCAACAGGTCCTGTTGGATTTCGTTTAGGAAACTCTTCTGTTATAGGAGATTATTTATTTATTTGTGATGGTGTTGAAGGTTGGATCATAGAAACTACAGGAGCAGTTACACAAATAACTGATCTAGATTTTCCAACTCCACATTCACCTACTCCTGTATTCTTAGATGGATATATTGTTCTAGCAAAAGGTTCTGATATATTTAATTGTGCTTTAGATGATCCTCTTTCATGGGATGCAACTAATTTTGTATCTGCTGAAAGTTTCCCTGATGCTATACTTGCATTAGCTAGACAGAATAATCAGATTGTAGCATTTGGGTCAGAGTCAACAGAGTTCTTCTATAATGCAGCTAACGCTAGTGGCTCTCCATTTAATAGAAATGAATCTGCATTAATACAAGTAGGTACTGCTGCTCCATACTCAATAACACAAACAGAACGTTATTGTACCTTTATTGGATCATCTTTCTCAGGAGGACAGGCTTTTTGGATAATTGAGGGATTCACTCCAAAAAGAGTATCTGATGAACATATAGAAAGATTAATTAATTCCGAAACAAATACTGTAGGTATTCGTGGATATTGTGTTAGAATATCTGGACATATGTTTTATGTACTAAATCTGCCAACAGCAGATAGAACTCTTGTATATGATCCAGATGAGAAGTTATGGCATGAATGGTCAACAGGAGCAAGCTCTGGTGTTTTTGGAAATAGATTTGTAATTGATTATGCTAATGATGGAGATAATGGTTATTTCTATGGTCAGGTTAGTAATAATGGTAATGTATGTTATTTTGATGTAACTGCTGGAGCAGATTCTCCATCATTTAGTTTTGGACCATCTCCTGAGCTAACATCTATTGATGTGTTAATAAGAACAAATCGTATAGATATGGACACAACTTATAGAAAACGATTACATTCTTTAAGAATATTCATGGATAAAACATCTAACTCTGATCAAAGCACTTTAAGTATATCTATGTCTGATGATGATTATATAAGTTTTTCTGGAGGAACTAATTATTTAGTTTATACAGATTTAGACACTCCTCCTGTATTATACAGACTAGGTGAGTTTAGACGTAGATCATTTGAATTTATACATTATGGACAATCTGTAGGAACGAGATATGAAGCAATGGAATTATGTTATACTGAAGGAATATCCTAATGGCTGGATTACCACCACCACCAATACAAGATAAACCAGGTACTTTTACATGGTTAGAATGGTATAGACAATTAAGAGAATATGTTTCAACATCTGGATCAGTTCCTTGGTATATAATTAACTTTGCTGGATCTAATATAACAGACATTGCTTTAAGGGATCATGATCAATTACAGAATGTACAAGGTGGTACTGCTGGGGAGCATAATCATTTAACAGATGCTGAGTATACACAAATACAGGACAATTTTCATAACTCAACTGTTGGTATACAAGGTGGTACTTCTGATGAATATTATCATCTAACTAATACAGAACACACAGCTTTAACCAATTCTACACAAAGTACATGGACACCTACGTTTACTAATCTTACAGTAGTTCCAGGTACTGGTGCTGCTTCTTATGCTGGTAGGTATTCTAGAATTGGTAGAACAGTCTTTTTCACTGTTAAAATATCTTGTACTGGTACGGCTACAACAGCAGCAACAGCAGGTACTACTTACTGTGATTTACCTATAGCAGCATCTCAAGATGATTCTGTTACCACAGTAAATAAAACAACATTACTTGGTATAGGTACTGGTGTATTAGACTCAACAAACGATCGTTGTTATCCATCCTCATGGACAGCAACTGGTAATACAATAATAATTTCTGGTAAATATGAGGTTTAAACATGGACGAATACGACGACTATTACTTTGATGATGCTATGCAAGGTAGTGAAGGAGGGTTTGGTGGATATGGTGATGAGTTATATCAAGACCCTACAATTAATGCAGGACAAAATACAGATTACAATTATTTTGATCAGAACCCATCTTTTGGCGATAATATCCAAGGTTTATTTGGTATAGGGAATGAGGGTATTTTAGGCAATAGTCAGATGCCTAATTTTGGTGGTGTTGATTTTGGGTCAGGATTACCACAAGGTAATATACCACAACAACAACAACAATCTTATGGAGATATGTTTACAAAACTACTTGGTGGTTTGGGGAATATGTTTGCACCACAAAACCAAAAGAAAGCATCTTCTGTTTTAGGGGCTTTACTGGAAGGGTATCAAAATAAACAAAATGCTGCTAGTACTAGAAATATAATCCAACAGCAACAACAACAGGCTGATCCTTTTGGTTCTCAAAGACCTTATTATCAGCAGCAACTACAACAAGCGGTTGCTGATCCCTATAGTTCTAAGATTGTTCAAGATCAAGTTTCGGCATTAAAGAGAGCACAGGATATTAAGAATGCTGCTGCTGGACGTAGAAGTAATAGTGCTACTACCGATCCTGAGTTACTTAAAGCGATGGCTGATATAGCTATGAAATATCAGCAGAGTTTATATCAACCTGCTGGTGCTGGAATCTCTCCAAATATGGTTGGGACTCAAGGACTTATTGATGCTAATAAACAAAATACTCAGGGATATATTAGTCCCCTATTATCTGCTTTGGGATATAATGTAGGAAGTAATACTAATCAGGGTAATACAGACCAAGCCTTAGCTAACTTTGTTAAGATTATGAGTACTATAAATAAAGGACAATAAATGACACCTATTTCTACAGGTTATCAACCTCAATTTGGTTTAGGTGCTTTATATCAAGGTTTTAATTCGGCCAATGCTGATAGATTAAATGAAGAGGAAGTATTAAAAGCCTTTTTACAAAATCAAAAAGAACAGAATGAAGCCCCTCTAAATCAAATTATAAAAACATGGGAAGCTAAACAAGCTCAAGGCAAGATGGATGATCCTGAATATCTTCCAAAATCCTTAGAAGGCTACAAAGGACAAATGAATTCTCAGATTGCTGCAGGTAATAAAGGTATGGGTACTTATGAGTCTGAGATAGCCACAACAAATGCTGAGAATAAAAATAAATCTAGGATGGCTAATTTGTTCTCACAGTTTATGGATGAGCAATTAGGTCAGGGTTATGAAGCACCAACACCTTTAGAAGGTTCTAATGGTCAAATGGGTTTTAATTTTGGTTCTGCTAGTAATGCTCTAAAAAATCCTAATTTATCAGAGCAACAAAAACAATTAATTCTACAAGATTCAATGAAACGTGGTGAGAATCCACTACAGAATTTTAGTAAGATTCAAAATGCTCTTGTAAATACTCCAGAACAATTACAAAAACTAGCACAAATTCAAGCTAAAGGGGATGAAGCTTTACAACTTCAAGGTTTACGTAATGAAAGTGCATTAGCTGTTGCAATGCAAAGATTACAAGACAAATCTGGTAAGCCTTTGAGTATGAAAGATACTATTGCTAAAGCTGCTAGAATTATTCATGGTCTAGAACCTGGGGATGTCGAAGCTGCACGTATGGTTATGCGGGAACTTGAGAACTCACAATTAAGAAGTAATCCTGCTGGATATGCTCCTGGAGGAATTAATCTACAAGGAACACAGGAGTCTGGTAAATATCAGACATTCCCTAGTCCTGTTCAACAATCTGGAGCATTGAATATACAAGGTATACTACCTTCTATTAATAGTGCCCCTACTGGAACACTAAGTGACGGAACTAAGTTTACAGTGAAAAATAACAAATAAAGGAATATATGTATGGGTTATGATGTAACATTTGATTCTGGTGAGACGATTACATTTGATCGTGAACCTACACAACAAAATATTGAAGAAGCTTACCAGCAGATAAGTGCTAATAAACAACCTAAACAACAACAATCCTTAGTCAACAAGATTCCTGGATTGGAGAATTCTGTTCCTCATAGAGATATATGGGAAGGTAAAGAATACCCTAATGCATCTTTAACAGATCCAGAATACTGGAAAAGTGCTTCTAAAGACATCATAGAATCAGCAACTGCACCTATTGAAACAGGAATATCAATAGGTACTGGATTAACTTCTGGTATGGCTGGTGGAATACTTGGTGGCTTTAATAGATTGTTTAATGATGGTAATTTTCCTAAGGGTATGCATGAAGGTGCTGAATTATTTACATACCAACCTAGAAGTGAGTTAGCACAAAACATGACTTCTACTTCTGGTGAGCATCTACGAAGAGTTTTAGAACCAATGCAGGGTCATGTGACTGGCTTTGATATTCCACAAGCTGTTGGAAAGGGTGTTAAATCTCCTAAACTTCTTAATGAGAAACAACCTGGTGTAAATATAACACAATCTCTAGAAGCAGCAAATAAACAATATGCTGAAACTAAGATTCTACAAATAGAAAGACAAGAAAAAGAACTACAGCAAAGTATAATTGATGGTACTGCTTCTCCAGAAATGCTTAAGGAAGCTGAAAGACTTTATCAAGAAAGAATACAACTACAAAGATCAATGGGTGTAAAACCGAATGATCCTAGATCTATTCATGAAGAATTAGTAAGAGAACAAAAAGATTTAGAACGTCAGATTAAGAATACTAAGCATAAATTAAATACAGAACCTATTACTGATGATCTTATTAATTTGTATGATGATTTATCTACTAAACTAGAAGAGAATAAAAGAGCATTAGGTGAGAGTAGCTACAAACCACAACATGATGATACTATGTATCAGATGACTCCTCATGATATTGCTGATGCTAGAATTACTCAAGCATCTCAAGAGAAGGTAAGAGCATCTGAATATCTTTTAGAAGCAAGAGAAAAACTCTCTGTGCTAGATAGAAATGATCCTAAGAATTCTTCTATGGTTGAAGCTTTAGAGAAAGAGATTTCTGCTTATAGAGAGCAGTTAAATATAGCTCAAAAAGCTACAGAAAGGCCCCTAGAAGCTCTCAAAACTGAAGAGGTGATACCTAGCCCTAAGCCAGTAGAAAAAAGCCTCTCTATGAAGGCGCTAGACGATCTGATGACTAACTTTTCAAAGGAACGAAATACTATTACTGATGGTGTTGGTGTTAGTTATGATTGGAATAAAATTTTAGAAACAGCTAAAGAAACTAATAGATTAGCTGAGGAAGATAAGATTATTGCCCTTACTAGAAATGATGATACTCTTGTTGCTTCTTCTAACAAAACACCAAAAGGACCACAGTATGAATTAGGTGATCCTAGATTAAATGCAGCTTTAAATCGTAAGCTTAATATCTACGGAAATATACTAGATAAACTTGACACTAAATTAGAACAGTTAGAAGAGAGTAGAGCTAATGGTGGTTCCTATGATAATAATATTGAAGTCTCATTACGAAAACAAATTGAGAGTTTAGAAAATAAAATAGCAGACTTAGATGTAATTCAACAAAAATCAACAAGAACACCATTCACTGCTAAACCAGAAAAACCTATTACTCCTGAACAATTAAATAAATTCAAGAAAAATGTAGCTAATCGAATTATAGGTTTACGTAAACGTATTAGTAATATTGAAAACACTGGTCCTGTTTCTGAGAGTGGTAAAAAATCTATTAGTAGAATGAAAGACCAAGTTACACAATTGATGGAGTCTTTAGATGATATTGATGCTAAGTACAAAGCACAACAAGAAGCTGCTAAACCTGTAGATGAACTACCCACAATCAATCCTGAATTATTACAGGATGAACCTGTTCGTATCAACAAATATGAATCTATTGATGATATTATTCATGGTTCAGAACATATAGCTCAGGATTTTACAGATAATCCTCATTTATTTACACCATCCACAAAATGGTCAGGTGTACAGGTTGATACTAGATTGACAACAGAGTTTCCTCATTTCCAAAAAGTTGTTGATACATATATGACTGGTACAGGATTAGGTAAAGATAAAATCTATATTGTTATGGGGGATAATACAGAAGTTAAGTTCAGTGGTAATACTTCTATTATTTATCTAGATACTAAATCTCTTGGTAAGGCGGGGGATTTTTATAGGAAGCATCAAAGATTACAGAAGTTTTTAGATGGTGTTAGTAATGATACTTTTAATAACATTACCTTAGCTATAAATCTAGGTCATGAGATGGGTCATATTGTTTTCACCAAATGGCTACAATCTGGTAAAGTAACAGGAGAGGAATTCTTTAAGATTGTTAATGGCTTCGACGCTTGGCAAAAGAAGAATAATATAGAACCCTTCTCTTTCATAAATAGTCATAGACCCAACGTTTATGATAAATATCATTCTTTTTTCGATGAGTATTTTGCTGAACGTGTATCTGAGTCACTAATGAAAGATCATTTATTAACTGCATTTTCTGATAAACGATTTAGTATTGTTAAACAGATTACTAATCTTGTTAATAACATGACTTCTGTGCTTAGAACAATGGGATTAAAACTAAAAGGTGAGCATTACAGACCAGATATTGTAAATAATATTCTAAGTAAGAATAAAGAAGAAATTCAAAAAACTGGTAGAACTATTTGGGATATTTGGGATACAGAGAGAAATGATAAACTAATCTTAGATAATCCTAAGTTATATCCATTCTCCAATAAAACAATGGGAGATATCTATAAAAATCCTTATGGGATTTACAAGGATGTGCCAGAGTTATTAAATCAAGGTATTTCTGAACAACTACCGTGGACTCGGAACCAAGGTGCTATGCCTAACTTAGCTAACTTTTCTGTTAAGGCTTTAGATGCTATTGGTAACAGTGGTCCTTGGTTAGCTAGAAAGATGTTTGGTAAAACCACATTAGCTCAAATATTTAAGAATGATCCTGTTATACAATCAGCTCATAGTAAAATTAGAGATGCTGAATATGAAGCTTCTTTTATGGCTAATAAAATCTTATTTGGAGATATACAAAGACCACAATGGAATAGTTCTGGATTCTGGCAGAAGTTTTCTAAGATAAAAAATCCTGATTCTTATTACATGGTTAATAAGAATATGACTCATATAGAATCAAAAAATCTACATGATGTATTCAAACAGGGATTCGATAATGGTACTGAGTATGCAGATACTCTTAGACTTTTTGGACAGCATTTATCAGCACAAGAAAAACAATACTTCAATGTTCTTGCCAAAGCTTTTAAAGAGCAATATGATGCAATCCTTGCTTTAGAGCGTAGATTGCGGAAGAAAAATAATATTGCTTATAGACCAGGATGGTATCCTGCTGTAAGACAAGGTGATTTCTTTTCTACGATTAGTGTTAATGGTAATACTATCCATAGACAGCATTTTGAAACTAAAGTAGCTGCAGAGGCTTGGGCTAAAGAGATGGAAGGTAATCTACCCAACAATCAATATACTGTTGGCCCTGTTGAGAATAGATTAGATGGACCACAACATCCCGGTGTGGCTGAGATTGTTGATATTTATACAGATTTTGCTATGAATAAGTATGGTCAAAATCTAGCACCTATAGCAGATGACTTGAAATTAAAAATGGCTCAAAGGGGTGGTGTTTTTGGAAAGCATCATTTACATAGAGATAATTTGTCTGGTTACAAAGGTAACGAACTTGGTAGATCTGCAGAAGAGCTTGGACATAGTTTTAAACAAGCATTGAATAGTAACATCCAAGAATTTCAATCTTCTTATAGAAGTATGAAGATTCGTCATGATGTTGATCCTATACTTAATGTAGGAACTTTAAAAGTGAATAATCCACAAGCATGGTCAGCTATTAGCCAAATGCATGACTCTGCTCTAAATGTCAATAAAAATAATGTCAAAGCTTTTGATGATGCTGTATATGAGGGAGTAGATAGGATAGCTAAAGGTATATATGAAGCAGCTAACCCTGGAAAAACATTCTCACCTAATGAAGCTGTGTATAAGACCATACAGAATAACTTAATTGGTGCTTTCTATTTAATTAAAGTTCTACCTTCTTTAAGTATGTTTGTTACGCAGTTATTATCTCCGCTTAGTGCATTAAGATTAGGTGCTTATGATGGTGGTTTTAAATCAATGAAGAACTTTGGTAAAGGTATGTATAGTTTTATAACCAAGGATGCTGATTTGATGAAAGCTTTACATGAAGTTACCCAAACCACTGATGTTATTGAACCACAATTTATTAAGACTCTTCACTTACAGGGAGAGAATAAAGTTTTGGAGTGGTTAAAGGATT